TTGCATCTGTAGCAGTTAAAAACTGCAAACTCGCATTAGTATTTTGATATACTAGCTGCGAAAAGGTTTTAAAGTCAACTCCAAGAATCTCCTGAAGACTCTTGTAAGTATTCGTAGCCGTATGGCTAGAGATATCAGTACCGTTCTTTTCAAGTTTGACTTTGATGTTTGTTTTGCGATTAACAGTAATTTGATAACTATCGTCATCTTTAGTAAAAGACAAAGATATATTATAACCGTCATTCACATACCGATTAGGAATGTCTGCTTTTTTGATACCCTTAGAGTTCTTGTTATACAGTGCTTCCTCAATGATTAACGGGATGGACGACTTGCCCATCCCGTTAGTACCAAGGATTTGTGTAACAGTATTGTCGTCTAATTGTAACTCATTACCAGAACCATAACTAAAGCAGTTATCCCATTTCAATGTTTGTAGTGTAATCATTGTATGTTCCTATGATGTCTGGTATTTTTTCAGGATTAATTTCTAGTATGTACGTTAGGTATTCTACTAGTTCTTGTTGTATACTCATCTCTTTATCCATAATAAGAGATGCTTCTGACTTTCGTTTTACTACTTTTTTATCTAGCAGTTCTGAGTTCTTTACTCCAGCTAGATCCTGCATATCCCCTTCTACTTCATAGATCGTGTGATCAAAATCAGTAGCAGTCATATCTTCACTACTTGTAACTGTCTTACGAATTAGCTGTGGTAGGTTAAACTCTTCCCACATCCAAGTCCAGTCTTGTTCGTTGATAAGCAGATATCCTGTTTTTACTCTACTTCTATGAAAAGAAGTAGTCATTGGACTACCTGGGTATACAATATTACGTTGACAGTTGCTGTGAGCGTGTAGATCACCTGCAAATACAACAGGGAAGTCTTCAAATAAATCTAAGTCAACTTCCGGTTTAACGTGTGGCGGTATTTCCCCTCTGACATGAGTGAATAGAGGCTGACTCGTATCAAAATGATCTATACTACCTTTGCGGTGTAAGTCTGCATAAGGTAGTATACCGAAACCTAAATCATTGTCTACATAGGACACATCTACTATATGAATAAGAGGATTAATATCTCTACTAACTTGCTTTAGTTGAGTAAAGAAAGTCTTATTCTTCTTAGTAGCTTCATGGTTTCCATCATAAATAATAGTTGGAATCTTTACTCCACGAATAAACCTGAAGTAAAGCTCCAACTCTTCCATATTCGGAAGACGATCAAAGAGATCGCCTCCGATTATGTGCATATTACATTCTTTTTCTAGTTCGTAAACTTGGTTGAAGAACATTTGATAACGGTTTGTAGCCCATTTTACTGGAACATTCTTTTGCCCCAGCTTTATGTGCCAGTCTGCCGTAAAGAGAATCATCCTACATTGAACTCCGCGTCAAGAGCTTCGTCATCAGTCTCGTCACCGTGGTTACGAACTCGATCAAGCAACTCTTTCTGTGCATCAGCAGTAGGACGAGTCATTACATCATCCATAGACTTCAGGTCAGCAATAGTTGCACGCTCTTCGTCTGTAAGAGGACGAGGCTTGCACTTCAATGCTTGCAACTGATACTCTACATTGTAAGGTAATGGGCCAGTCTTTACTCGCTTGAAGCAAATATCCCAGCCAGTTTCAGGGTCTGTAGGATCGCCCAAGTCTTCTGCAGCAGTAATAATTTGCTCCCACAGCTTCTTCTTGAGGTTTACTACTTTGACTTCACCGTTGTCGATGCACTGAGTAGCATAGCTCCAGCCACATTTAAGGTCAGGATAGTACTCGCGTACCCAGTCTTTTTCTTGATTGTTGAATCGCTCAGAGTTTCTATCAAAAGATAGACACTCCATAGGAATGTTTTTACCGTTCTCGCCTTGAATCCAGTAGACATAACGTGCAAGAATGTCGCCAACTACGCGCATTTTGTTGTCACCGTCTTTGTACTGAAAAGATGAGATTGAGGATTTTTGGGCTCCGCCCGTTTGCTTATTGAATGATAATGCCATTAGTGTATAGTCTCCAGTGTGACTTCTTCATAGATCAACGTTATTTCGTCGGGTAGTACTATGAGTAGCCTGTTATCGTTTATTTCGTCTAGAGGCACAGGACAATGTAGTGCGTCTAGCGTAGTTTTTTTGTGTTGCAAAATAATCCGCTGTACTTCTAAGAGAAGCCAGTGCGTAATATATGCAAAGTTCTTTTTGTGTGTACTTATAAGAATTGTAAAGAAGCATCTCTCCATGAAGGAGAAAACTATCGCCTGTAAAGTCTTTATAGGAATATTTATAGATAGGGTCATACTTGTTACGAGGGATCTGACTGTTTACCAGCATTTCCATAATCATGTTACAAGTAGCAATATTTCCTTGCGCCGTATCAAAAACCTTTTTCCAATCAAATAAGAGCACTATTATACTTCCTTTTTACCAAGTTGTCAAGAATTATTTTTTTAAAGGTACTTCATGTCCCAACCCTGCTTCATATAGAACCCAACACGATTGGAGGCTTGTTTTCGAGCCGTATTTCCTTTCAGGTGTATATCTATAATAACAGGGTCGATTTTACCTTCTTTCTTCCGAATCACTCGTCCACAAAGCTGTGTCAACAGTGGTTCATTATTTACAGGGGTTGCCAGTATGAGACAGCTAAGTGTGTCTACTGATATACCTTCTGAGAAGATAGCCTGCGTTCCGTACAGAACATTCGCATCCCCGTAGAGTATTTCATCTACAAGTGTTTCTCTATCTTCATGAGACACCTCTCCAGTAACACAGATTGATTTGTCTCCTGTAAGTTCGGAACAAGCCTTCAAAAAGCTCACTCTATCACTTACTACTAACACTTTGTGCCCCTTTGCAGCGTAGGCTGCAGCTAGGAGGGCTATTGTATGTCTGTACTCATCATCATTTGCCAGCTTTGTAACTCTGTTAGCCCAAGGGATTCTAGCTCCATCCATGAATCGTATCTCTGACGGTACAATGTGTACTGTAGGGGTCATATAGTTTTCTTTGGGTGGCTTGAAAAGAGTATTACCAAAGTAATCTCTGAATACAACGTGTTTTCCATCCTTTCTTTCTATAGTTCCCGATAACCCTATCTTATATCTACAGTAATTTGTATCTAGTATCTTACTAAAGGTCGGGCTACTAACATGGTGCATCTCATCTAGTATGACAGTGCCAAACTCTTTACGAATCTTGTCTACGTTTCGGTACAAAGTCTGAGTATTGCCAATGACGATAGGAGCATCAAGTTCAAACTTTCCACTGCCTATAATGCCAGCCTTAATTCCGTAGACTTTTTCTACTTCTTTTGCCCACTGATTACGCAGAGCTACAGTATGGGTAACGACAAGTGTTTTCTGACCAAGCTTACCAGCGATAGCTAAACCTGTAAATGTCTTACCCCAACTCACCCATGCGTTGATTATGGAATTGTCTTCGATTGCGTCATAAACATCCTTTTGGCTCTGTCGTAACTCAAACTTAAACTCTGGAAATTCTACAGGCTTGTTTACTCGCCTATCGACTATTTCGTAATTTGATGGTATCAAATCCGTACGTCCAATAGGTAATGAGACTAGCCCGTTACGAATAATTCCCATATTCTTGATCACTTCAGGTGGGTCAAGAGGATTGTGCGTAGGAATAGTATAGGTGAGCTCTTTGTCGATTCTCTCCTGTACTTCTTCGGTACAATCCATGTATATTCTGTGACTTATGACTGCTTTCATGGATAGATCGCTCGCTGTAGAGTTTTAGCAGCCTGTACCGTCAAGTAGTTTTCGTGCACTTGCATACATATCTGCGGAATTTCCAAATCCTGTATCATAATACTAAGAATTGTATCTGCAACAACAGTCCAACGCATACTAGCAATGCCCGGCAGTGCCACAGCTCCTAGATCCATTGTAGTTATTCTGCATCTTTTTTCCATACAGTTCCAATGTAAATTATTAGCATAGTGGTTTAATGCTGCTTTCTGTGCGGCATACATATACCCTTTGGAGATATTTGGCTGAGAGGCACGAGAAGATATATTAAAAATTATCTTATTGGCATCAAACCTCCACTCCTTGAATACATACTCTAGCAACTCTACTTGCTTGAAATCAACGTGTGCATAATTGATAAAAGCGCTATAGTCGTTAATATCTACTCTGCCTTCTAGAATGTCTTCAATCCTACACGTATCAATCTCCAACAATTTGTCAAGAGATGTATAGAGTGTACTAGTTCCGGTTATTAAGGTTTTCATAGTGCTCCTTTACTAGATCAAACGAGGGTTTTCCAAACAGAGAACCGTCTACGCTACATTTATTGCAGGGAGACATAGATCTATCACCCTTCATTAGTTTTTTACGAATCTTGGTCATAGGCTTACTGAACCATACATCGTATAAAGAATCTTGTAATAAATTACCTACTACGTGTTCTCTGCCCCAATCATTACTGCAGAACAGCACATCTCCATTCCAATCGACAAACATTTTATAGAAGGGGTAGTGGCAAGGTTTACCTTGTAACGCAGTAACACTGCTTTCCTCTACTCCTACCCAGTCCATAACTCCGCTTCGATTGTTCAGAATTAAACCATGCTTCTCAAAATCACCCCAATGCATACGGTACTTGTATCTATCCTGTGGAATATCTTTCATGATTTCATCAAAGTGTTCCATCTGCTCTATACCATCATAGAGGTTAATATACAAGATGTCGAGACCCCGTAGCGAGATCAAGTCTTTTGCATACTCCCCAGTCAATCTATCCCCATTAGTGTTACACTCTATAGTAGCGTCTGGTAAATTTTCTCTAAAAGCTGATACTATTTCTGGAAACTGAGGATTGAGTAAGTTCTCTCCGAACCCGCTGAGAGATATCTTGCCTTTAAAATCATTAGAAGCAAGCTCTTCAGCAATAGTAACAGCACCTTTTACGGTCATATGAAGGTTTCGGTTAGGAAACACCTCTGGATCATGTCTAGGGCAGAATACACACGTTCTATTACACAACTCTGTAGTATTAATTTCTACAGTAAGTATAGAACGCAGAGGCGAGTCTTTGGTATTCTTTGACCAGTGTGCGGCTTCTTGGTTTCTTCTGTGTTCCAAGAAGTCGTACTGGTCTACTGCTACTGTGGGTATCTTCATAAGTCTAGTTCATTCTTTGCGATAATGTAAGTTTTTACAAATTCAGATCTGACAATATCTTCTACCTCGAACTCGATAAAAGTAAACAGATCCATGCGTTTTAGAACTTGGAAGAAGTCTTTGAGGCCGTTTGCCCTAAGATCTGCCTGTCTAAAGTCTCCGCAGAATATGATTCTACAGTTCTCGCCCATACGGGTAATAATAGAATCTAACTCATGGAAAGACATATTTTGACACTCATCAATAAGAATAACTGCATCTCTGAGTGTAATTCCTCGTATGAAAGAAGTCGTCATAAACTCTACTAAGTTTTTCTGTTTTAGTATTTCGTAGGCATCGCCTCTACCAAACAGATCATTAGCAATATCTTTATAAGGCTCTTCGTAAACAGAGGCTTTTTCCTTTTCTGTACCAGGTAAGAATCCAATGTCTCTTGTAGGTACAGCACTTCGTATAATTACTAGCTTTTGAAAGGCTCCTTTTGCCATATCATCGTATGCTAGGTACGAGGATATAAACGTCTTACCTGTTCCTGCAAGTCCATGCAGTACGAGGTGTTTGTTAGATTCAAATGCTTTTAGCTGGTTACGTGTTAAAGGTTCTATTTCTTGCAGTTCAAAGTTGACTCCTGCAAGAGTTTTTCTTCGTTTTCCCATATTATACTTTCTTTCTGGTATCTTTGAGTTTCTTTTCCGAATACTCGTAAAGCACCCACGGAAGTCCATGTAAGTGCAGAACCCCTGCCCAAAGCATTCCATCTTCAGGAGGGCGTGGAACGGTAAAAGGAGTGTTATGTCCTTGTACCTTTATAAGTGTAGCTGTATCTTTTAGCTGCACCTCTTTAATTCTTAAATATTTTAACTGTGCAAATCGTGTCTTTTCGTACACAAAAGGTCTTCCTAGGTTGTCTATAAAGTACTTAGTTTTTTGTTTTAGTATACCGTTGTACGAAGCGATCATCTTTTTTAAGGGAAGAATATTCTTATGAGCTGTTTGCATACGCCTAGCACCAAGAGTTCTGCCCTCTTTATTTGTGTCATCCACTATCTTATCGCTAAGAAAAAGGAGTCCATCGTGCAACTCCCAATTTCCTGAAGGCAATAAAAATACAGGGTACTCTACACTTGTGCGTAGATTACGATATGTGATCACCATACATTTTCTCGAATTTTCCGCCTGAGTAGTCTTGGTGAACAATCTCAAAGTCACAACCTACAGGAGCTCCTGGTATAGAAATACCTCTGTCCATCTGTATAAACTTGGCTAACTGCTCCATGTACTCCTCTACTTCATCATCTGGCACTTCTGCTAGAATGGAATCGTGTACGAGTGCGAAGATGCGAGCCTTCTTACCTGTAGACTTAATCCACTCGCTCATATCAATAGCACCTAAGAGGTTAATATCAGAAGCAGCAGACTGCACCAGAAAATTAAGACCAGACCTAACGCTATGGCTCTGGATGCCTTTGTCTGTCGATGCGACATTTGGTAATCTCCTTTTTC